TCACGCACCTTGCCTGATTTTTGTAATTGAGCCATAGTCTTTTTAGCTTGGTCAGTATTTACTGCTGTGTTACTGTTACCAGACTTAATAGTCTTAGGCGGTTCACTAACCCTCTTGTTTAGTTGAGGCTTAGACTGTTGTAATTTGTCGTACTGCATTGCTTTGTACAATGCCATAACGTGCCGAGCATCTCGTACTGCCGATAGCTCTTGGTCTGAGAATCCTAAGTTCTTTGCAAACGTACGCAAATCTGACCTTAGTGCCTCACCTTTTACTGGGTCGCTATATTCCGGTAGTGATTCAGACAATACAGCAGCTTGTTGAGATAGGTATTGTTGCATTCCTTGCTGTTGCTCCGCTTGTTGCAGTTCTGCAATGCGTTGTCTTTCAGCTTGTATTGCGTATAGCTTCTCTTTATTCTGCGACATCTCTGCCACTCGTACAGCGTAACCGATAGGGTCAGATTCTTTTAAAGACTCTAAGTCCTCTACTGGTTGTTGAGCATTCAGTAACTGCTCCATTGCTTGCAACCGTTCCGCATAAGCATCACGCATATACTTGGCTTCTTCAATAGCTTGTTGTTCAGCCTGTAGTGCTTTGCGTTGCTCTGCTACTTGTTGCGTCTTTTTGGTATAGTCCGCACCTTGTTGAGCTAGTGACTTTAATTCAGTTAAGGTTAGTTCTTTCTCTTCGCCACCGACTTTAACTTGAAACCGTTGTTCGTCTTGGTCTGAGTTAGACTCCTCTGAGCCATCATCCTCTTGCCCTTCTTGCTGCTCTACACCTTGCTCATTCTCTTGTTCTGGTTGTGATTCCGCTTGCCCTTCTTCGGGTGCTTCGTCACCTCCCATTAAACCGTAGAATGCGTTTTGTGCTTCATTGATAGTGCCATTGCTTTGTGTGTCACTCCCTTGCGGGTTGGTGTCGGTAGTCATGTAAATCTCCATATGCTAGTGCGCCTAGCCACGTTTTATAGATACTATAAAATCTTCCAGCGACTTGCGTTAATCTTTCTGTCATCTGCCATAGCAACAATATGAGCCATTACTTCACGTATGGCTGTTAGCTTTGTGTAAGCCTCTTGTCGTTCGTCATAATCGTAAACAGGTGAGTTAGCCCACCTAAGCATTTGTAAGTCTTCCATCTCTTTAAATACATCCAAGAACTTTTGGTCTTGGAGCATATTGTTAGCCCACTCTGAATTGGTCATAGGAATCTGCCAGCACCACTTGATGCTGATTGTGCTGCACCACCTAGTAAGTTCCCTGCTTGGTAATCGCCTTGCATACCTTGTGCGCCTTGCATTAGCTCAGGAAACAATGCAGCAATATCAATGTATTTGTGTGGTTCTCTTGGTTTATCTACCATAGATTGGTTATTGAAATTATTTAAGTAGTTACGTTGTTGTGCATTGTTACGCATAAAACCAAACATAGAACCCATTGGATTGTATTGTGATTGAGATGGCTGAGTATAGTATTGACCTGTTGCATTATCATAATATACTTGACCTTGCTGTCCTTGTGCTTGCATACCCATAATCTATTCCTTTACACCATATCTAGTAGTTTAATCAAAGCTATCTACCATATCTTGTGGCTCACCCTTTATACCACCTTTTACCATTTCGTTCAAGCTAGTAATGGCTGACATAATTGCGTTAAGCTGCTCTGTCTGTAGTTTGCCATCGGATGCCTGTGTCTTAATCTCAAGCTCCATCTGTTTCAATTGCAACTCGGCTTCCTTGATACGGTAGTCACCTTCCATCTGCATTTGTTTCTGTTGCATCTCTAGTTCTTTACGAGCATTCTCTACTTCCATTTGCTCACGGTCTAGTTGCAACTTAGCTTGGTTAGTTTGTGCAGTCAGTTGAGCCTTTTGCTCTTCTACCTTGGCATACAATTGCGCTGCCTCAGAAGTAGGGTCAGCCGGTGGTTGACTTGCCTGTTGCAGTATTTGCTGTTCTGTTTCCGGTGTAATCTCATTAATAAATGATGTCGTGTCCTTAAAGCCAGCCATCTCAATCATGCGACCAAGAGTGCTGCGGTATTGCGTTACAGTCACCAATGGGTTGTTAGCACCGTACTTGCCGATGATTTCTTCCTGTTTAGCCATAATCATTTGCAGCATGGCAATCTGTTCTTGGCGGTTACCGTTGCCCAAACCTACGTTGATTGATACATCGTATAGGTCAGACCACTCACGTGGGTCATAAGATACCCATTTGCCACGCATACGGATTGCTTTGGGTCTATTTTGGTACTTACATAGTAGGTGAAGGATGCCACGGAATAGTGATTTAACACCTGTTTCAGCAAAGATACGAGCCATTAGCTCTAGCTTACCTGCTGACTGTTGCATCATGGCTGCCACGGCTGTTGCAGTAGTGTTCTGAAGCACGTTAGCATCAAGACCTTGTTGTAGGTCGCTAACACCGGTACGTTTAGCCTGGACACCGTCTAGGTACTCCATCATCGGGAAGGATTGACCGGCTGTGTTTGCTACGTTTAGTTGGTTTACTGCTGCGCTATTCTTAACACGGATAACACCACCGGCAGTAGACGTTAGTAAGTCATCTAAGTTTACTTGACCCTCTACGGCAGTTACTCGTGCGTTATTGGTTAGGTATAGATTGTCTAGCATTTGACGCAATATAGTAGACTTGGTTAGTTGCAAGTCCATTGTACGGTCTGCTAGTGACTGACCAAAGAATTTGTGTGGAATAGGAATCGGGCATACAGAGTGGAATGGTACGTAGTCGCACTCTTCGTTAGATAGGATTTCTTCGCCACCAATGATAACCCTGCGTAACTCTAGCAAGCCATTGGAGTCTGTATCTACCTTGATGTAACACTCAAATATCTCTACCTCTTCCATAGACATATCAGATGATTGTGCATAGTCTGGCTGCTCATCACGACCAAAACGAGCTAGGCGCTCTGGTGAATACTCTAAGCGGTCACCTGCCGGTATTCTTTCAACTACATTCTTGTCGTAGCCCATTGCAATCAAGTCACCACGAGCAATCATCCTACGGTGTGCTGTGAATGGTGAGTCCTCAATTGTCTTAGCACGTTTGCTGATTAGGAACTCTTCTGGTGGTACGTTCTCAATGGCGATACGACTCTCATCGTTTATGCGCTGTATGGTCACGCTGTGTGTGTTGTAAGGCATACCATCCATGCCAATGACCATGTCAGTCACTTGCTTGGTGATTTCCCACTCACCTGTCTGCATAATCATAGCAAGCTCGTCATCAGACAAGCCCTTGTACTTCTCTTTAATCGTGTCTTTCTTCTCTTCCCAGTAGGCTTTAACTACACCGACCTTCTGTAGCAATGCATCCTTGAACCAGTTATGCATGATTAGGAAGCCATCATTGTCTTTATAGAATACCCAGTTAGCCATGTCGCTTGCTTGGTCAGCTAGTGGTTCTTCACCATCCTTGGTAGGCTCAAAGCGTACTGCGTCTTCGCATGATGTAAACACTCGGATTAGTTGAGGCAATGCACCATCTACTGCCTCTGCTACCTCACCGGTAACTACTTGGCTGCGACCTTCTGTTTCGTTGCCATAGTGGTCACGGAAATAATACTCCATAGCCTTGGCTCTTGCTTCAACAGTATCAGATTCAAGGTAACCAATAGCATTATTGACTTCATCTGCAACAAGTGCTTTTAATTCTTCTGTGTTCATAGTGTTTTAATCCATTCGTGTGAAACGGTATAAATCAATTTATTATTCTTCATTAAATTGATGCTAGCTGGTATAACTTGAATATTGTCTGCACAATGCAATCCACAGGCTTCTTTTGCTTTTAATGGAATCATATGGTCAACGTGCCATTTAATTCCTGTTGTCTTTTCTCTTATTGTAGCTAAATCTATAGCTTCTGAAATAACAAACTCATCTAATTCATTAAACCATAAAGGTGTAGCATTTAATTTAGATGCTTGTCTTTTATGAGTATTGCTTAATACTTTATTCTTATTAAGAGATTTCCATTGTTTTCTGTATTGTTCTATTTTTTCTGAATTATTTACTTCATATTTCTTTTTATAGGCAATCATTTTTTCTGGATTTGCTTTAGCCCATGCAATATTTTTATCTTTATTATTTTTAAACCAATTGCTTTTAATTTGTGCAGTCGCTAATTTACAAGCATCACATAAACAATCTCCATTTAATCGTCTATGTGCAATACCACCACGTTTACATGGAACTCCAGTAAAATAAGTTTTTACTCCAAGTAGCAATGCTTCCTGTTTATTTGCTGGAATCATACGACCCATGCCTTATTTTGTTGTAATGGTTTAGACCACGTTGTATCTACTTCTACTAACCCTATTGCTAAATACCTAAACGAGTCTGCAAAGT